ACAAATTCTATCCGTGTAGACACTTTAGCGCATTTCATAAGCGATACCATCACAATTGAGAAAGAACGCCTGAGAATACAGATAAAGCGCATTCACGACACTCTAAGGGTAGTCGGTGAATGCAGGGCAGATACTATTGAGGTAATTCGAGAGGTGCAGTTGCCTCCAACGATTGAATATAGGCGTTCACCAAAATGGAAGGATAGCGTACTTTTTATATTAGGAATTTTTGCTTTTGCCGCTGTGGCTCGGAAGATATTAGATAGGGTGCTTGGGTAGGTGGGTTTATTGTAAAGACTTTGATGAATCCCCTTTAAGGTTTATAATTCCATATCTTTAACGGCTTAAATGTAAATGTAAAATGAAAATTGAACCTGAGGAGTTACAGACCTTAAGAAGGCTACATGGCGGAAAAGAGGATTTACTTCGCCAAATGGGGTATATCGAAACCCAGAAGCATGAGTTGTTCAGAGGGTATAAAGGAATTGAGCATGAGCTATCCGCCTTTGAAAAATCACTAGCCAAACGATACGGTAAAAATGCGCGTATCGATATGAACACGGGAGAGGTAGTGTCTTCAAAGACACCTGAAGAGCCTAAACTTATCGGCCTTAAAAAGGAGTAGGGTGACGCGTGTGTACAGGAAAATAATCGTAGGGTGCGACTTTAAAAACGGGATGGTATTTTTTTTGGGCCAAGACGTTTTAGACCGTCAAGCAATCATATCGTGCATAAAGTGTGTGGGCAGCAGGTTTCATGTTTACATATCTTTTAAGGAAAAGCCAAATGAGCACATTCCGTGGAAAGACTTTCCTCAAGAAATCACCACTGGTGAACTTGATGTAAACTCTGGACTTGGACATGCTTAGACCCTTAAATGATTTTATTGTCGAGCCATTAAACGGCCTAAGGTATCAAAACACAGAAAAGATATCAGGTGTTGATATTGTGGTTAATGGAGATGAGGAGAGCCATAGGCACGCCAATCGACACGCTATTGTCAAGGTGCTTCCACAGCACAATAACACGCCCATAGAAGAGGGTGACATTTTATTGGTCCATCACAACGTATTTAAGTTCTATCATCGGGTAGATGGGAAGCGTCAAAGCGGAAGGTCTTACTTAAGGGAGGGGCAGTTTCTTTTGAGTGTTGACGACTTTTTTGCTTACAAGCGGGGCGAAAAATGGAGTTCTTTTGGTAGGTATTGTTTTGTGGAGCCTATTTTAAAAAGAGAAAATACAATAGACAAGAACACGCTTTATGAGCCATTACTAGGTAGAATGGTCATGGCAAACGCTCAGGTTATTGAGTGTGGTATAAAAGAAGGTGATGTTGTTTTGTTTACTCCCGATAGTGAGTATGAGTTCAAGGTCGATGGCAGCTTGTTGTATCGTGTTTTTTCAAATGAAATAGTCGCAAAGCATGTCGAAATCAGAAAATAAAACTCGTCAAAAGATAATTGAAGCGGGAAAAGTCGCTGTGAATGAGCTGATATCTGTAGCGAAGGAAAAAATATTATCTGTAAACACGGAAAGCAATTCGGACGACCAAACAGAAAAGCAAAAAGAGATTAGCGCGGATAGGATGAAGACTGCCGCACAAGCAAAGAAAGTGGCTGTGTTTGATGCTTTTGAAATCCTCGACAGGATAGAGCAAGAGCAAAACGCATTAGATGAGATGAATAAAAAAGATAGCGGTGAAATGGCCCAAAAGGTTAATTCATCATCCGGATTCGCGGAAAGAAATGCCCATAAAAAGAGAGACTAAAAGAATAGCCCCTAAGCCATTGTATCGGATTGTAGATGAGGATTTTATTCCCTCTTCTATAAGGTCGGCCAAGAATAGACATAAGTCTTGGGCGTATGGATACAATAAGGAGTTTGACATGGTTGTAATATCAAAATCAGGTCAAATAGGAGATATATACGAAATAGAGGGCTTGCTGATAGCTCTACCAAAATACGATTCGAAAGAGGTTAAAAAAAGGTCGAACAGCAGAAAGGAACAGTATTGGGAGCGGGATGAGGTTCCTGATGAGTTGCAAAAAATAAAAAGCATTTTTGAGTGGAATGCCAAACATTCGGACTTTAAAAGCCGGTGGATTGAGCATATCGAGAATGAGTTTGACAAGAGAGAACGAGGTGTTTTCTTTATGAATGATGGTGAGCCAACTTATATTACGGGCTCGCATCATTTCTATCTTTCCTGCGCATCGATAGACGTGGGGTTTCCAGATTTTCGAGAAGCAAATAGGATACTGTTTATTTATTGGGAGGCGTGTAAAGCAGATTATAGGTGCTTTGGAATTTCTTATTTAAAAATAAGAAGGTCGGGAGCGTCTTATATGATGTCGTCTGAAGGGGTTAATGAGGCTACGTTAGCTATAAAAGGGCATGTTGGAATTTTATCCAAGACGGGAAAGGATGCCAAGAGTATGTTTACAGATAAGGTGGTGAACATAAACTCAAACCTTCCATTTTATTTTAAGCCTGTTCAAGATGGGATGGACAGACCTAAGACAGAACTAGCTTATCGTATACCGGCTAAGAAAATCACCCGAAAAAATATGAGTGATAGCTCTGACGTGGGAGTTGATGGGCTAGACACTATTATCACATGGCTGAATACAGAAGACAACTCTTACGATAGTCAGAAACTTTTACTCTTGCTGCACGATGAGTCGGGAAAGTGGATGAAGCCGGCTAACATTTTAAATAATTGGAGAATAACAAAAACCTGTTTACGGCTAGGTAGAAAAATCATTGGCAAATGTTTTATGGCCTCCACGTCAAACGCATTGGATAAGGGGGGTAGAGAATTTAAGTCTTTGTTTAACGACTCAAAGATTGCCACTAGGAACAAGAACGGGCAAACAAAAAGCGGTCTTTACGCACTTTTTATACCCATGGAGTGGAATACGGAGGGTTACATTGATATTTATGGTCATCCCGTAATGTTTCGTCCCGATGAGCCTATTATGGGTATCGATGGAGAGCTAATTGAAGAAGGTGCTATCGATTGGTGGGAGGCTGAGTGCGAAGGCTTGAGGAATGACTCTGATGCCCTGAATGAATTTATGCGTCAATTTCCAAGGACGGAGCAGCATGCTTTTAGAGATGAGTCTAAAGAAAGCATTTTCAATCTAACCAAGATATATACGCAGTACGACCACAATGAGTCTTCACACGACACATTGCAAAGAGGAGGTTTTGTTTGGAAGAATGGAATAAAAGACACCGAGGTTTTATGGATGCCTGACAAGAAGGGTCGGTTTATTATTTCTCAGCAGATACCCGAAAAGCTAAGGAATAATGTGGTGATGAAGAACGGTAAAAAAACACCTGGTAATATAAATATAGGTGCGTTTGGTTGTGACTCTTATGATATTTCGGGAACCGTTGATGGTGGCGGGTCCAAAGCTGCGCTGCATGGGTTAAGTGGTTTTCATTTCGAGGACTTTGCGGTAAATGAATTTTTCTGTGAGTATATAGCTCGGCCAGACACGGCAGAAGAAATGTTTGAGGATGTGTTAATGGCGATAGTTTATTTTGGAATGCCTATTCTAGCCGAGAACAACAAGCCTCGACTTCTTTATCATTTAAAAAACAGGGGGTATAGAAAATTCTCATTAAACAGGCCAGACAAGCACTTTTCCAGGCTATCCAAAACAGAAAAAGAGCTAGGAGGGGTACCATCAAGTACGGATGTTATAGCTACTCATGCTACTGCTATTGAGTCGTGGATTGAAGAGTTTGTTGGTTACGATTATTCTGGGAAATATAGGAACCCTGAAGAGATGGGGGTAATGCCTTTTCAAAGAACACTGGAAGATTGGACCAAATTTAAAATAAGCGAGAGGACAAAGCGTGACGCTTCTGTGAGCAGTGGATTGGCAATTATGGCCGTTCGAAGGTCAATGTACAAACCTGAGGCTCCTCAAGATGAAAACATTTCGATTAACTTTGCTTCTTATGATAACCGGTCATTAGATAGTAAGTTGAACGTGATAGATGAATAAATCAAAAGACACAGTATCGTTAGAGAAAACATCTTTCCCTAACGAGTTTGACTTCAGTGGTGATAAAGCGGATAAAGATTACGGGCTGAAAATAGGCCGAGCTATCGAATATGAGTGGTTTAATATTGATAGCCGTAATGGTTGTGCGTTTTATGACCGAAATGCCATATTTGATTTAAGGAGGAGATACGCCAGGGCGGAGCAACCCACGGGTAAATACAAAAATCAACTATCGATAAACGGAGATTTGTCGTGGACAAATTTAAGTTGGCAGAATATATCTATCATTCCAAAGTTTGTTGATATTGTTGTCAATGGCATGCAAGACAGGGAGTTTACTCCAACCGTAACTGCTGTTGATGCCATGTCGCAAAGAAATAAGAATAGGTATCAAGACATGATTGAGGGGCAGATGGTGGCCAAAAATGTTTTGACAACCATTAAAGAAAAGTCAACCCTCAACCCTTTTGTAACAGAGCCCGACAATCTACCACAAGATGATGAGCAGCTAGAGCTCCATATGAATATGGAGTATAAGCCCTCGGTAGAGATTGCTGAGGAGGTATCCCTGACTGTTGTCCTTGAGGAGAATAAGTGGAGGGATATTCGGAAAAGAATAGACTACGATTCTACTGTTGTAGGAATGTGTGTGGCCAAGCAACATTTTCTACCAGAGAAGGGTATATCTGTGGAGTATTGTGTGCCTGAAGATATTGTTCATAGCCAAACTGAAGACCCTAATTTTAGAGATTGCTTTTATTGGGGAGAGGTAAAAGCTGTTCATATATCCGAGATATACAAGATAAATCCAAATATTGGAAAGGAGGATATTGAAAAAATCAAGCAGTCATCAGGCGCTTGGGCAAATACCTATAGGCGATATATTAACGACCAAAGTCTCTTTAGTGAGGACATGACCACCTTGTTGTTTTATTCATATAAGACAACTAAGCGGATTGTCTTCAAGAAGAAAAAACTGAAGAACGGTCAGTTTAAAATGACAAGGCGCGAGGAGGACGAGTTTATAAATTATGAGCCTCAGGAAAGTTCTGATGAAAGGTTTGAAGTTGTAGAAAAGATTGTAGATGTATGGTACGAGGGTGTGAAAGCCCTTGGGTGTGATGTGGTCATTGATTGGAGGCTTGCAAAAAACATGATACGACCCAAGTCATCATATCAAAATGCCTTACCTCCCTATGCTGCGTGTGCCCCTCGAATGTACAGGGGTCAAATAGAATCCTTGGTTGGCAGAATGATTCCATATGCCGATTTGTGTCAAATTGTTCACTTGAAGACTCAACAAGTTTTGCAAAGAACGGTGCCCGATGGTGTGTATATTGATGCTGCTGGACTTGTGGGTGTTAATTTGGGTAATGGTCAGAACTATACGCCAACGAAGGCTTTAGAATTGTATTTTCAAACAGGTTCCGTCGTTGGTCGAAGTACAAATTCAGACAATGAGTTTGACCATGGCAAAGTCCCTATTCAGGAACTAAATAAAAATTCAGGTCAATCGAAGCTTAATGCTTTGTTTGGTGCTTTCAATCAGTACCTTGACCAAATAAGGATAGTTACGGGGGTTAATGAAGCGCGAGATGGTTCGGACCCAGACTCAAGGTCCCTTGTGGGTATTCAGAAGATGGCTGCTTTAAACTCAAATACAGCTACTCGGCATATTTTAGATGCAGGAGTGTCGGTTTTTGAGGATTTGTGCAGGGGGATATCGCTGCGTATTTCTGATGTTTTGGAAGACCCTGACATGAGAGATGACTTTGTAAATAAGGTTGGTCAATACAATGCCAATATTATTGAGAGTGTAAAAAACCTATACCTGTCCGATTTTGGTATATACATCACGCTATCGCCAGATGTTGAGGAAAAGGCCACCCTTGATTCCAATATTCAAATGGCCTTAAGTAGAGGGACTATTCAGTTGTCGGACAAGATTGATATTGAGCAGATAAGTAATATAAAGCTTGCCAATCAACTTCTTAAGATTCGAGAGAAAAGATATGTCGAGCAAGCGCATAAGCGCGAGATGGAGAAGATACAGGCGAATGGTCAGGTGCAGATGCAGAGCGCACAACAAACTGCTCAAAACAGGCAAGCAGAGCTTCAGTTAGAGGGTCAAACAAAAATTGCTGTTGTGGGTGCTGAAAAGCAAGGTAAGATTGAGGTGATGAATGTTGAGGCACAATTGAAGAGGAGTTTGATGGAGCAAGAGTTCATGTATAATATGAAGCTTAAAGGTATTGATGCCGAGGCTCTTTTAAATCGTGAGGAGATGAAGGAGTCAGAGAAATCAAAAAGAATATCTCAGCAGAATACAGAGCAGTCAAAAATCAAGGAGCAGGTGGCTAATAATTTGCCATCGATTAACTTTGAATCAAATGAAGATACCCTTGATGGCTTTGCTCTTGATGGGTTTGAGCCAAAGTGATTAAATTTGTGAAAACAAATCAAAAATGAAGATTAGAGAAATAGAGGGTGTTGGAGATGACCGAGAGGTTATTAAAGAGTATGATACGGACAAGATAGAGTCTCAGGAGGAAGAGTCCCAGGAGGAAGAGTCCCAGGAGGAAGAGTCCCAGGAGGAAGAGTCCCAGGAGGAAGAGTCTCAGGAGGAAGAGTCTCAGGAGGAAGAGTCTCAGGAAGAGGAGTCTCAGGAAGAGGAGTTTGAGATTACGGATGAAGACGTTCTTTCTTTTTTGAATAAAAAACACGGTAGCTCGTTCAGTTCGTTGGATGAGGTTTCGTTCAAGAAAAAAG